CCTTAAGGTGCTATCCTGCTTCCCGGGCTTCAAGGCCGAGACGCGTGGATTATGCCGGTTGCTCCGCAACACGGTCACTTTCCGTTGCTCTGACGAGAGTTTGTGCGATCGTCTACCGTGAGTTTAATCTCACGGGCGATCAACCGAAGATCCAAGGATCTTTGGGCACATGCTCCGCTATCAGAGAGAGGTGGTTGGAGTGCAAGGCACACATGCTCCAGGCATGTGGGTCTCGCGGTAAGAGATCTTGGTTTCGACTTCGATCTCTGCTGAAGAGCTGTGATAGGCTTTTCGACCGTGAGTGTCGTTGTGATTTTGTCACAAGGCCCTTGTGTAAGAATGAGTGGAAGAAGAGAATGCAGGGAACCAAGCCAGTTGGTTCCGTTCTCGGTATACCGGGCGACCGGTGTATTTCCGAGCTTCAGGCTCGGGTTCGTATACTCATCGATGGATGGGGGCGACGGCTCGAGGGTCGTCGCAAGGAAGAGGGAGTGGTAGAGAGTCTACCAGATGTATACATCCCTGACCAGCAGGGTTGTTATGAACGGTCTTCGCTTGACGGAGGTACATTGTCGGTCCCGCTCTCTGAGTACCGTGACACCCGTGACAATGTCGTCCAGCTCGGTGCGGCGAAGACAAAGGGAAAAATGAGAGTGGTTACGATGCAATCTGCTCGTGTTAAAGCTGTTCTTAGACCCGTTCATAATGCCTTGTACGATCATATCACCTCTTTTGGTTGGTGTGTGAGGGGAGATGTACAGAAGGCCGATTTCGAGAGTGTATGGACTGATAGGGACCCTGGTGCAGGTGTTATTAGCGGGGATTATTCCGCCGCTACTGATAACATCTCACTGGACGCGGTCGAGGCTATCATTGCCGTGATCTCGGAGTCGGAGTGGCTCACGAACGAAGAGCGATCAACGCTGATCGATTCTTTCGCAGGAATCGAGGTTAGATTCAGCCGTATGGATTCAAAGAATGTGTTTGTTGTTAAGCGCGGTTCGATGATGGGTAACTTGGTCAGTTTCCCTCTTCTGTGTCTACTTAACAAGGCATGTTTTGATTGGACATGCGACCTTAGTGGTGTTGGTCGGCGGGTAGGGAGATTCAATGGTGACGACTGTCTCTTTTCTGGAGACCGTGAGTTCTTTGACCTTTGGCGTCGTGTTACTAACGTCTTTGGTCTCGAAGTCAACATTGAGAAGACCGGTTTTTCTAACCGGTGGGGAGAGCTGAATAGTCGCGTCTATGACTTTCGGCGTCACAGGTTTGTCGGTAAACCTGTACTCTCCTTTCTTCGTCCCGCTGAGGGCAGCCAGCCCGATTGCATCCTTCGGGATGTTCTAGCCGGTATATCTACATTTCGTCATTCTGTCCAGGAATGGATTGTGAATGATTTAATGCGATACGAGATCTGTCGGAGGAAGATCTGCGTATCGGAAATACCCGGTCGTTGGCTGCGCTCTCTCTTTCGCCGTAGGTGGTTCCGGGAGGCTTGTATTAAGGAACCACCTTCTATCATTGAGTTCGGAACAGACAGGTCCGTGCCTGTCGTACTTGGGCCTCCCCCTAAGCCCGAGTATTATGAATGGGTTGAATTGGCGACGGCCAAGTTTAATGAACGTTATCGTGACGGATGGAGGGGTGTGTCTTGTCACCCCTTCTCCGTCAGGCTCGATAGGGTTCAACCCATTCCGAACTCTCTACCTCGTCCTCCTTCTTTTCTAGGTGTTCGCTATTCGTGGCGGTGGCTTTGGCCACGGGGCCTACTTAGCTTCGTGGAGCATCGAGCATCGTGGATGCTCGGTGACTCTGATAAAGAGTGGTTAGATGATCATCCCCTTCTGCATCGTTTTGCAGTTGTCACCGGGGTTGGTCTCAGACCTAAACATCTGGACGAGAAGTCTCATTTCTTTGACTCCTCTTTTTGGTGTGACTTTCCGTTGGGATGGCGTTAAGGTGTGGAACGCCGGTGCTTTCTGTAACAGGGAGACAGATGGCTCGGAAGATACGCGGCCCAGTTGGGGCGACTGGAGGTCTCCTTCGGGGAAAGTGAGGGTGTTGGGGTTGTCCAATAATGCCTTGTTGTCGAAGTCTTCTATCGACCTCGGGCTCTCATCGCGCCTTCGGGAACTGTGGTCCTTCGGGACTGCGAGGTGAGGTAAAAAATGGGCGTAATTAAAGGAGATCCCCCTGATCTCTCGCTGGAGAGTAGTCGAAAGAAAGAGCGTATCGGAAGATTGTCTGTCGTCA